GAGCCTATTGATGCAGTCGAAAGTCACTATAAGCACATTTCTGAAAATTCCGATGGGGTTGTTGTGTATGATGTTAAAGATGTCGTAAAGAAAATATATGACACCAGATACACCCAGACACTCTACCTTAACGCCATAAAAGAGTTTTTCAAAAACACGGACAGACTTTTGACGATGGATATAGCGCATGGCGATGGCTACGAAAAGCTGTTGCCATTCCTTGGTCTGGATATACCAGACGATCTTCCGCAATTTCCGCACATGAACCAACACAACTCTGACCAAATTTCTGTGAGGCTATAGAGTATAAACATGGACGATGCTCTCGACATGATCTTGAAATACATTGTGCTTCCTGTCTGGGGCTTCGTCTGGATGCTATTCAGCCGCCAGCAATCACATAACACCGACATCAAGGTTCTAAAGGAATAAGCAGCACAACAGGTGCAAGGTAAGTATAGATGTTAGGCTTTACAACATTCTCACAGACGCCTCTCTCACACCCTATTACCTCTGTTAATGCATTAGCATTCTCAGGCAACGTAAGTGTAACTGGAGTTGTTGAAAACTTTGCAGATGTAGATGCACAGGCTGTGCTTTATATCTCTTCTACGTATGCTGAAAACGTTATTTCTGCTCTTGCTGATGTAGACGCACAAGCTACCACTGTAATTCCTAGTGTTTCACTGTATAGCTACACATCTAATTTTACAGACGTAGATGCTCAGGCTTCCTTCGTATTACAACCTGCTGTATCTACAGGCTTTGCTCAAGACTTTGCTGACGTAGATGCTAAAGCAAATACTATTCTAGTCAATACTATTGCTACTATAAGCGCCTCTCCGTTTGCAGACGTAGACGCACAAGCTAATACTTCTTTAAGCTCTGTCTATCTTACACACTACGTAAATGATAGCTTTGTATTTGAGGGTCGTGCTAATGTTGTGCTTGTAGGTAACGAGCTATCCCTGTATAATAACTCACTAAGTACTACTGCAGTAAAATTCCCGTATGAAGACTACGCAGACCAATATGACAGACGCCAGACTTTAGTACTCGTAGGCCATCCAACTAATGCTACTGCTTACGTGAGATACGAAAACCCAACATACTACATTGCTGCAGAGACAGTATCACCCGGAGATACCGTCCACATTAAAGAAGAAAATAACATCGTTTACATTAGAGAGTTACCAGAGAGCACAACTGTGGTTATCGCTGCATAGGAATACAAGATGTCTTACAAATGGAATGACAAAGATAAAGATGAAATCGTAGAGCGCAGCGTAGACTGGTCACGCCTGTTAAGGGATGACACGTTGTCTGCTGCTGTGTGGTATATCTATGACGAAGATGGTGTCAAGACTGAGGTTACTGATGCTTCCATAGTGAATGGCTTACAGTTCGTAACTGGTACTATCTCTGGTCAAGTTGCTACTGCACGTTTTTCTCTAGGCACAAACAACGTCAGATATACAATTAACTGCAAGATCACCTCAGGTAGCGGTCTTGTGTATGAACGCTCTATCTTCCTGCGTATTAAGGAGAAGTAAGAATGCCTGCGTATAACTACTTAGGTCTTGTCAATGACGTAAACAGAAGGCTCAATGAGGTAGAGTTAACTTCGGCTAACTTTGATGGAGCTACTGGTTACTACAGTTTTGCTAAGGATGCAGTCAACTCCGCTGTACGACATATCAATCAGGAAGAGTTTGAGTGGCCGTGGAACCATGTTGAGGAAACAGAGGTTTTAGTTCCGGGTGTTGTGCGTTACAGCTATCCCTATGATGCCAAGACGATTAACTTCAACACCTTTCGTATCCGGCAAGACGATGTTAATGCTAACGAAACACGTAAATTAAAAGTCATGAACTACGAAGAATATCTTGACAAATACGTGTATAGTGAGTATAACTCTAGTAATAATATAAGAAGTATGCCATCTTACGTTGTGCGTACTCCTAGCAGAGAGCTTATCTTCGTCCCTTCGCCGGATAAAGCTTATGAAGTAGTGTATGAATACTACACATACAGCTTCACTCTTGAGAATGCTACTGACATCCCGACCCTCCCAGAGCACTACAGACACGTTATTGTAGACGGTGCTATGTACTACGTTTACCAGTTCCGTGGGGATATGCAGGCAGCTAACTTTGCTCAGGACAAGTTTGAAGCTGGCATCAAGAACTTACGTAGTTTGCACATCAATAGAACCGAATACCTTAAAGATACAAGAGTTCATTTCTAATGGCTACAGAATGGCAGACATTTCCTATTGAGTTTAAGGGGGGCTTGATTTCTAGCCTCTCCCCTTTACAGCAGGGTGTTAATGCTGTGGGTTCTGCCACTATCCTACAAAACTTTGAGCCGTCTAAAGAGGGTGGCTACTCAAAGATTAGAGGATATGATAAGTTTGATACCAATGCCGTCTCTGGCACTGGGCCTGTACTTGGGATTAAAGTCGTTGCAGCAGGCGAAGTCTTAGCTGTCCGTAGTGACGGTACTTACAGTAAAGTATATAAAAGCACAGGTGCAGGCTGGACATTAAAAGCTACGTCTGCTCTAAACGGAGCTAAAGTAAGGTTCACTGAGTTAAACTTTGGCGCAGGGCATATTATCCTTGGCGTAGACAGCGTTAACTATCCCTTTGTATATGATGATACAGCAGATACTGTTACCTATCTTACAACGCCATCTGATGTTCAAGGCGCTTCTCACGTAGCTGTCTTCAAGACTACCGTCTTCTACGCTAAAGAGACTAATCTTTACTTTACTGCGCCCTCTAACTACAGCGACTTTACTGCTGCTAATGGTGGTGGTGTTATTAATATAGGCCACCAGATCACAGGCTTAGCGGTATTCCGTGACCAACTGATTGTGTTTAGCAGAAACAGCATCAAGCGTATTACTGGTAGTTCAATCTCTGACTTTGTTGTTGCTCCTATTACGGATCGCATTGGCTGCATTAATGGTGATACTATTCAAGAAGTAGGCGGCGACATTATGTATGTTGCTCCTGATGGCATTAGGCTCTTAAGTGCAACGGATCGTATTGGCGACTTTGGCTTAGATATTCCTTCTGATACTATTGCTAAAGACGCCTATAACTTCCTGCAGTCTACTACAAACTTTAGCTCTATTGTTTTACGTGAGAAAGCCCAGTACCGTATCTTTGCATATGTAGCTTCTGAGAGGCAGAGTTCTGCTAAAGGGCTTCTTGCTACTAAGTTTTCTAGCCAAGGTGCAGGGTCTGTTGCTTGGGCTACTACAAAAGGCATTAAAGCGTACTGCAGCGATAGTAAGTATACAGCAGGCTATGACGAGACAACCATATTTGCTAACGAAGATGGGTATGTCTATGATTTAGACACAGGCTCTTCTTTTGATGGGGATGTCATTGAGGCTATCTATGAGTCTCCTTATATGGCTATTACTGACCCGCAAGCACGTAAGACGGTATATAAACTCACCTTATATGCTGAGCCTTTAGGGGCTATGTCTCTTGATGTAAACATCAAGTTTGACTTTGGCACAGATACTAATACAGGCGTTATTCAGCCAACTACTTTTAACATCGCAAGTACTGGTAGTGCTGTATTTATCTACGGCTCTACTAGTGCAGTTTTTGGCTCTGCTACCTTTGGTGGCGAATTAGATAAACAATACATTAGAAACATTATAGGCTCTGGTAAAACTATAGCTATGCGTATTGAAGATAGTTCAACTAACCCTTCATTTACTCTGGACACGGCGCTTCTAGAGTTTAGACAGAACGATAGACAGTAAGGACTCATATTATGGCAGGCTACACACGCCAAGACACAGCTAATAATATTGCTAACGGCAACGTTATTGATGCTGATGATTTTGATGCAGAATACAACACTCTTGAAGATGCATTCAATGCTACTACAGGCCACAAACATGACGGGTCTGCAGGAGAAGGTGCGCCTATTACTAAGGTAGGTCCGGGCCAAGACGTTATTGTGTCTACTACTGCAGTCACTCCAAAGACTACAAACACGATTGATCTTGGCACAAGCTCTGTTCAGTATAAAGACGCCTTCTTTGACGGCACTGTAAAAACAGACATTCTTACTGTAGACGAGACTTCTACCTTTACTGGTAACGTCACTGCTTCTGCTAATCTTTCTGTAGGTGGAAACCTGACAGTTACAGGCAATGCTACTATTAATGGCAATCTGACCTTTGGCGATGCAGCCACAGATACTGTAGCCTTTGGTGCAGACATTAACAGTAACATCATTCCTGATGTAGATGATACGTATGATCTTGGTAGCTCTACACAAGAGTGGCGTAACCTTTATGTAGACGGTACAGCTAACATTGACAGCCTTGTAGCTGATACTGCTGACATTAACGCTGGTACTATTGATGGTACTGTTATTGGTGGTACACTTGCTTCCGCTATTACTGGTACTACAGTTGCTGCTACTTCTGGCTTTACGGGTAATATTACAGGCAATGTCACTGGTAACGTAACTGGTAACGTAACTGGTACTGTTACTGGTAATGCTTCTACAGCTACAGCCTTACAAACTAGCCGTACTATTGCGCTGTCTGGTGATGTTACAGCTACGGGTGTTGCATTTGATGGTACTGGCAATATTACTCTTGCTACTACTATTCAGCCTAACTCTGTAGCTTTAGGCACAGACACTACGGGTAACTATGTAGCTACTATTGCGGGTACTGCTAATGAAGTCGAAGTATCTGGTAGTGGTTCTGAAGGTGCAACTGTTACTGTTGGTCTGCCTAATAGTGTAACCATTACAAACGACCTTACTGTTGGTGGTAATCTTACTGTATCAGGCACAACTACTACAGTTAATACTGAAACTATTAATCTTGCTGATAACCAGATTGTTCTTAACTCTAATTACACTGGCTCTACTCCTACAGAGAATGGTGGCATTGAGATTGAACGTGGTACACTCCCTAATAAAACTCTTGTGTGGGATGAAGCTGCTGACAAGTGGACTGTAGGCAGTGAAGCATTTGTGGCTGGTACAGTTGAAGCTACTACACTGAAGATTGGTGGAGTAGCAGTTACATCTACCGCTGCAGAATTAAATATACTAGACGGTGTTACAGCCACTGCTGCAGAATTAAATATACTAGACGGTGTTACAGCTACTACTACAGAATTAAATTACGTAGATGGTGTAACTAGCAACATCCAGACTCAGATAAACACAAAGGCACCCACAGCAAACCCGACCTTCACAGGCTCCGTGAATGCTGGAGACAGCATTGTTCTTGGCTCTTGGACTATTTGGGACAGTGGTGGGACACTATACTTTAAGTATGGCACTAATAATGTATTCGCTATTGACAGTAGCGGTAACATCACTGCCGAAGCTAACGTCACAGCATACGGAACAGTCTGATGGCCGTCTCAATGAGTGATATCAGAACAACTTTCGGGGCCAGC